AGGAGTACGCCACGGTGATCGGCTTCATGGACGCAGTCGCGACCGTGGCGCAGACCGACGGATGTGGATTTATCTACGACCGCGGAAACGTTACGGGCGGCAACGGCAGCAACCTTGACAAGCTGCTCGCATACTGCTGCGCGGGCGCCACGTGCACGTATGACATCCTCGACGGCAGCAACGCATGCGACGAGTCCTTCACGTCGATTGATACGCCGGTCGTTGCTGACACGTGGCTCGATCTCGAGGTGCGAATGACCGGGACGACGCGCGCCGAGTTCTACAGCGACGGCGTCAAGGTCTGCAATATCAATACGAACGTGCCGGCGACGACGCAGCTCACCGGGGCTGGCTTCAACCACTTCAAGAGCGCCGGCACTGGGTCCCGCGGCTATCGGTTCGATCATACAAGCATTGCGTGGACGCTCAGCGCCGCGAGGAGCCCGTGATGAACCTCAAGAATCAGGCGAAGGAGCAAGCGAAGAAACACGGCCCGACGGCCGGCATCGCGACCGCTGCCGTGATCGCCGTGGCGCTCATGATGCCGGACGAGTCGACCACGACAGCGCCGACGCTACCGCCCGAGATCCAGAAGGCGGCCAAGGCGTCGGGCGCGAGCCCGCTGCGGGTCAAGACGCGGCTCGTATCGTGCGGCGACTCGACGCAGGCGACGGTCGAGGGCGATGACTCGGTCGGCATGGTCACGCTCGGCAAGGACGCTGGCGCGCGGTGCACGCTGCTGTTTGCCAGGCGTTGGCAGGACGCGCCGACGTGCGCGATCGAGGGCGGCGCGGTCGTCAAGGCGACCGCCGCGGAGGTCGCGGTGTCTGCGACCGGAGAGACCTTCACGTATCGGTGCGGTGGTGGCTGACGCCGAGGTCAACTCAGCGGCATCGTGGGTGCACGCCGGTGGCTGACGACCGCCGCATCCGCCCGGACGATCGCCGCGACGTCTATCGCGCGAAGACCCCTCCGCGTGGCACCGACACGTTTGGCGAGGACGAACCGACGGGCGTGGGCACGGATCCGCAGGTGTTTCGCGCCGTGAAGGCGCTGCACGGCGAGATCCGAAAGGTCGAGTCTCAGGCGAGCGCGTCGCATAGCGAGATCAAGCACCGTGTCGATCGGATCGACGAGAAGCTCGACGGCGTGGCGGAGTCCAACGCCATGGTGGTCGGCAAGATCGAGATCTTGACGACCACGCTCACGCGGCCCCGCACGGTCTCGACAGATCTGCATCTCATGCGGCAGGTATCGACCTCGGCGCTCGCCGAGAAGGTGCTCGACGAGAACCGCGATCGACAGCAGTTCTCGCGCAAGCTGATTCTCCAGATTGCGAGCGGCGTGTTCTCGGCTGGTGTACTCGGCGCGGTGGTCGCGCTGCTCGTGCAGCATTGCAAGGGATGACCAATGGACGATGGACAAGACACCATGGATACGGTCGTGGTCGATGTCGACGGGTGGGCGTATCCAGGCCACGCGATCGTTGACGACACCGACGAGGATCTAGACGTGCGCCAGTTCTACGGCCCCGACGGATACATCCACAGGCCGACCATCAACGGCCTGGAGACGGCATGCGGCAATTTCTCGACGACCCATCTCGTGTGGCGCAGGGCGTCCTACGACGGAAAACCGTGTCGCGACTGCTACTCGATCCACGAGGTCGCAAAATTCATCGAAGCGGAGTGCCGCACGTATGCCGAGCACGATCCTAACCGGGATATCGACGACGTCTATATCGGGCTGGCAACAGGCCCGGCACGTCCGCCGATGACAAAGCCCAAGAAAGAGGAGGAGTAGCAACATGTGGAAGGCAATCAAAGGGGTCCTCGTCGCGCTGCTGTCGTCGAAGAAGGCAGTCATGGGGATCAGCGGCGCGATCACCGCGGGCATTATGAAACTCGGATTCGACATCCCGAGCGAGACCGTCGGGCTTATCGTTGCGCCGATCGTCGCGTCGATTGTCGGGCAGGGCGTTGCGGACGCCGGCAAAGAGGCCGCGATCGAGAAGGCCAAGACGCCGAGCTCGCCGACCGGTCCGGGCAACGTCATCAACACAGTCTTCAATGAGTCAGTGGACCCGAAACCAGGAGATACCAAATGACCCTGATCGCCATAATCCCCCTGCTTGTCTGCGTTGTCGGTTTGCTCGTCTACGTCCTGGCCTCGCAGGCCAAGGTCGTCGAGCTCGGTCGCCTGGCGTTCTTCGCCGGCCTCTTGGTCTCGTTGCTCGTGTTCGCAACCAAGGTCGTCAAGCTGTGAGGCCCCCTCGCTCCGCCGTCCCGCTCCTTATTGTCTTGCTCGTCGCATGCGGCGCGTCTCAACGCGACCGCACGATCAAGGCTGCGATGACCGGCCTATCCGTGACCGGCGACTCATTCGTCGAGATCGACCGCGCGATCCAGGCCGACATCGTCGCAACGTCCAGCAGCCACGAGGAGGGCTTGCAACGACTCGCCGCGTACAAGCAGAAACGCACGGTCGTCGTCGACCTGGCGCTCGCGGCGTATCGCGCGCTCGCACTGGCAGCAATCGTGAGCGACGACGACGTGAGTATCAGCGCTGCGATCGACGCAGCCAAGAAACTCAAGCTAGCGATCGAGGCGCTACAGAAAGAAGCGAAACCATGACCAGCATACGATCGATGATCTCGATGGCGGCGGCAGCGGCCGAAGGGCTCGAGGCAATCGAATCCCTAACCCACGTCGGTGGCGAGCGAGCCGAGATCGCACTCGCCGCGATTCGCGCCGTGCTGCTCACGCTCAAGGAGGGCTTCGCGGGCACCGCCAAGCCCGAAGACGTGCGCGCGCGCATCGAGTCGCTGCAGCAAAGCTTCATCCATAGCCTCGCCGAGAACGACGAGAACGCGCTCGCCGACCTGAGGAAAAAGTTTCCGAAGTGATTCACGGGCTCGACATCCGATCCTCCTGGCTCGTCGAGCGCGGATTCGCGCGGCTCGTCGGCGATCAGTGGCGACGTCGTAGCACTGGACAAGACAGCGAGCCACGGCCGACGTACGATCAGATCCGGCGAGCAAGGCGAGCTGCGCCATGATCTTGCGCCTCGGCGACAAGAGCGACGTCGTGCGCTCGGTGCAGCTGCAGCTCAAGTCACTCGGGTTCTACGCCGGGCAGATCGATTCTGACTACGGCCCGATCACCGCTCGGGCGGTGCGCGCGTTTCAGTCCGCGCACAGCCTCAAGGTCGACGGCGTTATAGGCGACCGCACCTGGTCTGTCTTGCTCACGACGCCAGCGCTCACGCGCCCGTGGTTTCCGACCGACCGCTGCTGGCCGCTGCGTTGTCTGCCCGACGGACGCAAGCCGCTGATCACGAGCGGCCACGCAAGCCGCAACCCGAGTCGGCCGACGCACTACGGTGTCGATATCTTCTATCGCTACCAATACGACGATCCACCGATGCCGATTGGCGATGGTGGCAGGACCGAGCGCTGGTGGATCCCGCGCGGCACATGGTGCGTTGCGCCGTGGTCGGGGCGAGTGATCGTCGCGGGTCCATCGCCGACCGGGCATCGTGTTTGGCTCGAGCACCGCGACGGTTGGAAGGCAGGCTTTTTCCATCTCGACGCGCTGTCAGTGCAGTTCGGATCGGCCGTTCCGATCGGCGCCCCGATCGGACGAGTCGGCGACAACCCGCGCGCGAGGGACGCCAGACACCTGCACTTCGAGATCGCGTGGGGCGAGCTCGCTCAATACCCGTCGATCTCGGTTGACCCGCAGCTCTGCTTAGATCAGGCGAAACACCTCGCGGCGGCGACGTGAGCCTCATGCACGGCGAGGTTTTTGGGTGCTTCTTTTTCGCCCACGGCTGGGTCGTCGAGACGCCGAGCGGCTACGCGTTTAGCGGCCGGGTGACATACGACTCACACCAGGAGCAGGCCAAGACCTGGGACTCGCAGCGAGAGGCGCAGCTCGCGATCGAGGACGCAGGGATCGAGGGGGAGATCGGGGTTGATTACGAAATTGTGACGCTCGCCGTAGTGGCCAGATGATCGAGATCCGATCGTCCTGGATCGTTGAGCCTCGGCGAGATCCGGCCTTGTCCCAGGGATCAACGCCTTCGATCCCGAAGTACGGACCATGCTTGTCTGGTTAACGCCACTAGGACACAGGGCTAGTAGTTGGATGCTGCCAATCTCCGTCATACAGCTCCGCATAGGTAGGCGACTCCGTTTCGGCGCTCAGACCGAGCAACGATCGGAAGGCGTTGAACGGGTAGAACCGCCGGTTAAAGCGGAACACGAACTCGTTGAGGTACGCCTGCAAGTGCTTGGGGCTCACGCCGTGGTGGACGCCGTTCAACCACGCCTTCAGGTTGCTGAAGATCAGGTGGACGATCGGCAGGTAGTCCTCGGCGACATCGGGCTCGCCGCGCTCGGGACAGGCGAGGTGCTGGTAACCCATCTTCGCGAGCGGCGCGTAGCCCTGCCAGGCGTCTGTCACGACCATCTGCGTCGCCGGATCGACCACCGACTCCACGAATCCCGCGCAGGACTTCGCGGTGCGGTCTGGAATCACGGCGAGGCGCAACCGGCCCGCGTAACGTCCGCCGCGACGGGGCTTGCCCCTGCCATCCTCACGCTCGGGCTTCGTGACGCGCTGCTTCACTTCGACGGCGCCGATCACGGCGATCTGGTCGTGGACTCCGCGTCCCTTGCCCCGCGTGCGTCCACCGACCCACGTCTCGTCCACCTCGACGTGCGTCCGCAGGCCGATGCGGCCACTCGTGACGGCCATGCCGCTACGGAGCTTGTGGAGGATCTGAAAGGCGGTCTCGTAGCTCTTGATCCCGAGCTGGCGTTGGAGCTGCACAGCCGACATGCCGGGCGTGAGGCTCGCCACGAGAAACGCAGCCCAAAACCAAGTGCTGAGCGGCATGTGAGTCCGCTCCATCACCGTGCCAGCGGTCAGGGCAATGTCGCGCTTGCAGCCTCGGCATCGCAGCACGCCCGGCTTGGCAATGCGCATCGGAGCGCCGGTGCCGTTGCAGCGCGGACACTGAAAGCCGTCACGCCAGCGGATCGACTCCAGGTAGAGAGCGCACGCCGAGTCGTCTGGAAACATCCGCTGAAACCCAGGGAGCGA